TACTATCCAATTGCATGAAAAATATTAGCAGAGGGTTCCCAACGGCTTTTCTATATTTAGGCATCTTTTTCTATCTCCTTAAAACTTTTTAATTTTGACATTTGTCTAGACTCTTGACAAAATTACATATCAACCATATTGAGACTTTGGACAGGCTTTAAGCTTCCTGAATATCTACCTTTATACATACTCCCCACTTTTTTATGTTGGTGAAAAATAAGCTGCCCAATTCTCAATCCGTACCAAATAGGAACGTCATTAAATGGTGAATAATTTTTTATCTCTAGTGTTAAAGAACCGTTAAAACCTGACTCAACATGTCCAGCTAAAGCGTGACTTAGGCGCTCTCTAGCCCTAGAACTCTTCAATTTCAAACTACATGAAATATTATTGGGAAGGTTCAAAACTTCCATTGTCGATGCCAATAAAAAACCATTCGGCTTGATAAAAAATGGCGCATCTCTGGAAGTATATTTTGATAGATCGTACTCTGTATAATTTCCGTCTGGGGAATCGAGTAAGATATTTTTTCCCAATCGAACATCTAAACTAGTCGGTTGTATATTTTCGGGTTCAATGTTTGTCACCACCCCCGCTTCAACTAAATCTGTAATTTGCCAATCAACTAGAATCATAATCCTTACTGATTTATTTCCATATACAAATTTTCTGTAAGTTTTTCAATCCAATAAAGCGGGGGTTCTATCTCCTGATTAACATAATTTTTATTGAGATATCTGCATATATACCAATATGATTTTTTTAAATCTTTTTTGGCAAAATACTTTTTTCCGAACCCTAAAAAATTCTTTTCCCCACACCTCCAAAGATATTTAAAGCAGTTGCCTAGATTAAAGTCAAAACCTAATTTTTCAATAATCACATAACATTCTGTGGAAAATAAATCTGTGTGTGGAAAATCAGAATTATCTAAAATTCTTTTTCCTATCTCAGAACACTCTCTGTAATAAATAGGTTCAATCATTTCTAAAATTATGGAGGATCGATTATTGTCGCAACACTTGCAAAAAGATTTGTACCGTCTACAGATAGTACATAGTTGCGTGGATCATAAATTGTTATTTTAGTGCCCATAGTCACTTTTAAATACCAACACATCATTGTAATTTCTGCCTCGTATCCGTCCTCTGACAGTTCGCCGAGTGGCAACTCAGTAACAAAACCTCGGCATTCTACTTTATGAGCCACAGCAGCGCCACTATCCGGTATAACACATGTTACAGCTTCCATAATCAAAGTCTGATTTGTTCCTTTGACTAAAGTCTGGTGTAGTGTGTCAAATATTGCAGCTAGAGTGAAACTAACCTCTAATTCACCATATTTTTTAGGTCTAGGAACAACCCCTAATTCACCAGCTCTAACGGTATCATCAACTTCCCTAGTTAGAGATGGAAGAGTCAAATCTGTGATAATCCCGCTCGGCTTAACAACTACCGGAGTTGTATCTGTAGTTGTGAATATGGCGTTCCAATGCACAGTAGGTTGTAAAGTTTGAATCATTGGCATGATTATAACCCCTCACATAATGAGTCTATTTTTGTATCTATGAAAGTTTCTACGGTAAATTTTAGAAGCGATCGCCACTTTCCTGAGTCTGGGGAAAAATTTTCATAAGCAACAAAAAGAAATTGCCCATGCCCAGATAGAATCTGTTTGTGAACAGAAAATATTACTTTATCAATAAGTTCATAAAGTGTATTTTCATCTTCCTTACAACAAATTACCCCCGCATCATTTAACTTTTCCTTTCTTAAAGTTGCTGAAAGAGAAATATTTATAGAGTGTCTAACACTATCTCTCTTATCCTTATTTTTTTCGCCAGAAACGATAACAAAAGTTACCTCAGACTCTTCTATGATTCCCCCTATATTTGGCATATTTGGGAGTTCGTTTATATTCAATTCTGACAACAATTCTGACAGTCTATCGTTAATAAGTTTTAGGTTCATTTAAAGCTGGGGGTAGATTGTCTAGAATCTGGACATTTTATTTTTTTCTTTTTGCAGATTTGTGGCGACCTACTAATCTAATATGTTTCAAAACAAATTTATTAATTTCTCCCATCCTCTCATTAGTGATACCGATAACCACCCTAGCGGGCATTCTAGAAGTGCCTTCGTGATGGAAAATATACTTTTTATCCTTTATACCGAAATCTAATTTATCCTTAGTCGCTGTGTAATAAAGTGTGTTAAACATCGTCAATGTTTCACGCAGTTTATATGGCGACTTTTTCTTAAGGAGAGTAGAAGGTTTTAAGGGTTCCCAAGCTTTTCCATCGGGGTCAACTTCTTTGTCAAATTGATTGAGTGTTTCTTTTTTCAAATACTCCCCCGCATCTCTGAAAGCGGGTTGCATATTTGAAACATTTGTTTTTAAATCCTTCATGAAAGATTTAAAATTTTTCGAGTCTAAGCTAGCACTTATCATTATGAAAAATCACTTACTGCGGCATAAGAAAATCTTACTTTTTCCCCTAACAAATCACTGATGCCAGATATCCTAGATTGTATTTTTGGCTGAAGAGTGAGTGTGACTTTTAAACCTTGAATTTCAGATTTAAATATGGTTCCAGGTATCATCCAGGCGGGGGCTTTGGTTGGTTCAGTCATTCTACCAACTACAAAACCTTTGCTATCAGTTTTAACTATTTCTTCCAGAAACCTACCACTATCAGAGTCTCTGAGGGTGCAAAATATTGTTTTCCCATCTGTTGTTTTTAACTCCGATTTAATAAATAAATCATCACTAAAAATTGACATTATTTAGGTCTGCGTGTGGTAGGTTTTTGTTCAGGTTCGATATCTGGTACAGGGTTAATATTCTCTAATTCTCCTGTTTCCGGATCTTTTTCAATATTCGTATTTTCTAATTCTCCCCCCGCTTCAATATCGGGGTTAGCTTCAATCAGAATTATTCCCCTAATCACACATACTGAAAATTCGGAATCTTTTTTTAATTCTTCCAAAACTTCATTTTTAATGAAAGTTTTCTGCATTTCATTAATTACGATACCACCGGGAAATGATATCGTTTTACTTCCGGCTGGTAATGGGTAGTAGGTTATATGCGCCATAAGATTTTTGTCCTTGTCTAGAATCTAGACATTATTTTATTATGCATCAACGTTAGAAAAATCGTAGTACCACATTTTTTCAGGTTGTAAAGACATGAAACCTGTTGTCGCACCTATGGTAATTTGCTCATAATCCAAGGTGGATAATGGGAAAGGATTGAAAGGACGACGTGTATAGAAGCTGCGCTTAGGGTTATATCCAACCGCTTTAAAAACAATGCGATCGCGGTTAGCCGGTAGGAATCCAGTAGCAGTATCATTCCAAGCAAATTGGTTTAATGTTACACCATGTAATTCATCATGTTCCTGAATATCAGTAACACCTAATCCCATCTCAGTAGAACGCAATAATTGTTTAATTGTCTGTCCACCAATCATGTTGCCGTTTGATGTTTGATAAATTTCAAGTAATCTCATGTGAAGCTTGCGAGGTATTTTCATCTGCACTCTGGTAGCAGATGTCAACTTAGCACGTGTCATGAAATTGTTAATGATTGCAACAAAATCATTATAAAGTTGTATAGAAGAAACATCGAAAGCGCCAGCAGTCTTTTTGTAGGGAACAAAAGCTGTATCAACTGTGGTTATCCCTGTCTGAGTGAATAGTCCCCGTATACCAACTTTAGGGTATCCCCACAAAATAACTTGATGATCTCCCCTATTGAAGAAATCTGCGACAGCATCTTGTTTTAGTGCGACTATATTCATAGACGGCATAAGTTGACCTATCTGTGCAGCTAGTCTATCTTTTTCAATCTGCAACAAGTTCCAATCAGTTTTTAATGCGAATACAGCGATTTTATACGCACGTTTGCCGATTTCAACATCAACAGTAGGGATATCTCGCGCTTGACCATCATATAGTGCCGGAATACGTCCTAAGTTATCCTTCACCCAAGCGTTAATTTCTTCTAATCCTAGCGGTAAATCTGCGGTAGCCTGATGATAATTTAAAGATGGGTCTAAACCCCACAAATCAGAATATTCAACATTGTAAATATTCGGTAATGTTTTTGTTAATTGCTCCTTAAGGTAGAAGCCCGTTTTTGTAATATCAATTGGCAGTGGCATGTTTTAATTCCTAATTTTGTCTAGACTCTGGACATGAAGCGGGGGGTTAGAATGTGTCTTGGATAGCTACTATACATTGTCCGGGCACAGTGTTTTTTGATATGAATCTTGTACCAGGAATTAACATTAAACCAGCACCAGCAGCATTAGCAAATGCACCAAGTCTAGTTAACGGCGCTGTTCCTGCTGCTATGCGTTGATAAACCGCTTCACCTGGATTGCAAACAGTTTCAGACCACCCATAAGCGTCACCCTCATTTAATCCAGAAACTATTTCACCTCTGGGATACATGAAGGCTTTTGAAGTATCGTTCCAAGTTAAAACACGCTGGATGTTGTGGTAAACCATACCAAATATTTGATCTGTCGCAAGTGTCGGCAACTTTGCACGGAAAACATTCATGGTGTCATAAGCGCCAGTGAAAAATACGCCACACTGCAAACCGTTGGCTTCATCTGCGATCGGTTCCAGCATACAGAATCTATGCTGTGTTCGTGAACCACTAGCAAGACTACCAGGGTATCGTTCTGTAGAAATTGGTGGAGTCTTAGGGCTGTAGTCTGGGGTCAAATTAGTAGCCATTATTCGTTATTCCTAAAATAATTAATAAATTATTTGATATTACAAATTGTTTTTTCGTAAGTATTCATAGCATCATCCAAAGCCGAATCATAATTTTGCTCTTGTTTGGCATCATGATTAATTTTAGATTTGCTAACAATTCCCCCCGCATCATGTTGTACTTGGAAGTTAATAAAAAATCCATCAACTAGTGCATCTGTGTTAAGTTGTTTGACAATGTTTTCATTGTAGTAACAGCTTAAAATCTGTTTTTTAATTTCGGCTAATTCCGAATCGAAATTAAAATAAATACCGTTTTCAACAAAAACATTTTGCCATTTAGAAGCTAGTTGAGCCTTTAACGAAGCTTCTTTACGAATAGAGTCAATTTGATTTTTGATTTCTGTTTTCATATCAGTATTCGTATTATTATCTCTTTCGTCTTTGTCTTTGGGGGTGGTTTCGGCTTTGGTGGTTTCTGTTTCGGTTTCGGCTTTGGTTTTGTCTTTGGTTTCGGTGTTGTATTCTTTGGTGGTTTCGGAGTCTTCATTGCCAAGTATTAATACTTTTGAATTTTCCCCCGCTCTGGGTGTGAATTCCGAAGTTAGTCCAGAAAAATGATTATAATCTCTGTTTTTCTGTTCCAAAACACCATCGGCATTTAATTCTTTATCTGTACTATAACCAGGTGAAAAATATTTAATAATTCCGTTTTCAATATCTTTTGCCAAATCTGAGTCATAGATTATAGCTGAAAATACTAATTCACCATTCTCACCCTCTGAAAACTCTTGGAGGATAGAACCTTTGATATATTCTTTATAGTTTCTTGAATCGATCGCTACAGGTGGATGATTTAAAGTGATTGGTTTACCAATAGCTGTATTTACACTAGTTTTATCAAATAAGGAATCTTTATTAATAGTTTCTTTTCTATCGCCATAATTAAGTATATGGTTGGGAATTCCGGCAACTATCCAGGTTTTTAAGTAACCCTCTGGTGTTTTCTCAAAATTCTTAATTTCAAAACTATCACAATTTAATTGTGTTTTCATAAAATTTTTATCCCCTTTGCTAAACATATACATTAAATCGTAATTTTAAAATAATCAATACTTTTATCAATATTGATTAATTTAATAAAAATAATTTAATTATAATTGTCTAGGTTCTAGACAGTTAAGCAAACCCAAGATTACATATAAAAGTAAGATTGGCATCGAATCTTAAAAGTTTTCCGGTGTTATCTATTTCGTCGGATTTTATATTTATCCTACTAAGATAAGTCGCGCCCCAGTTTTTGTTTAAAAAATTTAAATCGCTATTAGGTTTGCTATCGATTAAAGTTAGTATCAAATTTAATTTTGTGTCAGCATTGTCTCTAATTGAAACAGACAAGTCTATCGTTATAGGGGTAAGATTCCCAGGTAACGTAATATTCTGAACACCAATAGTAGGGAGTACATTTATTTTGTACTCTCTATCAATACCAAAATTTAATATTTCTGTAGATGATAAATTAAAAGTTCCGTAAGTAAGTCTTGTAGGCATGTTCCCCCGCATCAATAAGCTTGTCTATTTACTCTGATATTTCCACTATTAATTATGTTTATTAATTCTTGATCTCTTTGTTTGAGTTTACGAATTAAGTCATCATTATTTGAAGAATTAATCTCATAGTTAATAATTACATTTGATGACGATGAACCACCACCACTACCAGCAAAGCTAGGAGATAAAGCGGGGGTTCGTGTTGCAAACTGATCGTTTAATAAACCATTGAAACCACTACCACTTAGACCGCCTAAAAATGTCTCGCCTAGTGCAATTCCACTTGCTGTGAGGTTTCTAAATTCACCCTTTTTAGCGTCGCTGTGGGGGAAGAATTGACCGAGCCACTTCATGAAATTTCCCACACTTTGTTGTGCCCATGATGACATAGAATAAATACCGTCTATGAACCCTTTGACCATGCCCCTACCAGAGTTGTAAGCGTTGTTTATCCACTGATTTAAGCCGTTAGCTAACCCGTTTAAAGCGTTGTTAAAAGAGTCTTTAAAATATTTCCAACCTTCACCAATATATTTTAAAAATCCTCCCCACATACCGTTAATAGACGCAATCATATACTGCCAATCTTTCACATATTGGGTGGTGAATGCTCTCAGAGGTTGTGATACGTTTGCATTAAACCAACTAGATATAGCTCCCCAGTGTTTATAAATCGCGAACGCAGCAGCAGCGATACCTGCACCTAATGAAATCCAAGGTGCGAGAGCTAACGCGGGGGCAGATACCGCGATTGCTGCAACAAATCCTATGGCACTAGCAACACTCCCAAGTATGCCTATTAATTTTATAAATAACCCAATCAATGCAAACATGGGTGATATTAAAGCTGTTATCCCCAACGCCGTAACAATCCAGGTTGACATCTGAGGGTTAGTTTCAGTAATTTTCAAAACACTATTTATAAATGGTGTCATTGCCCCCATCACTTTTATTAATCCAGGTAACAAAATTGTGCCTAGATTAATTCCTATTTCCTGAACTTGATTTTTAAAAGTGTTAGCTAGACCGCTAAAACTTTGTGCAGACTTATTAAACTCGTTCTGTAACTTAGCAGCATTACCAGCACTATCACCAGCAAATTTTATGTTTTTACCAAGTTGATCTGTGACGCTCATTAACAACATAGCAGAGTCAACATGTTCTTGACCAAAAATCTGCCCTAACACTTCTCTCTGTGAAACTGTGTCTAGAGTCTTGACTTTATTAATAAAATCTTGCATCGTTTTAGATGCGTTTTTATCAAAAGCTATCGATAAATTTTTAGCGCTATAGCCAAGTTTTTCTAAACTTCTTTGTGCAGGTTCAGATAAATTTGTAGCCGATCCAAGAACGGTTAAAAACTTATTCATAAAAGTTGCAGCAGTGTTAGGTGCGTTGCCTGCACTAATCAGGGTAGCTCCCCATGCTGATAATTCATTAGCAGATAATTTAGCTGTTTTGCCTATACCTGCTACCCTTTGAGTAAAGTTTAATATTTCATTTGATGTTGCAGAGCTAGCATCATCTAATTTATTTACTGCTGCTAAATAACTATTTAACTCCTTAGTATTTAGTTTAAAAACATTCATTATTTTTGCAGCGTTTGTTGACAACTTATCAACATTATCAAGTTGATCGGTTGCCACAGCCATCTTAACAATAGATTTAGTATAATCATCAATTTGATCTCTAGCTATCCCTAATTTTCCGGCTTCGGTTGCTATCCCGGCTAATTGGGTAGAAGATAGTTGATATTTTAAATCTTTCGATAATTCTCTTATCTCATTTTTAAATTTATCAACATCTTTACCAGCTAAATCTAAACCACGAACAGCGCCTTGTATTGCCTTATCGTAGTCTGCTGCAAATTTAACAGATGCAGCGATCGCACCTCCAGCAGCTAAAGAAACGGGGGCAAATGCACTAGATAAGTTTTTAGCTTTCCCGGCTAAACTATCCATCTTAGAGGTAGCTTTGTCGATACCATTTGTAGCGTTGTCTATTAAATTTAGTAAAATATTTACTACTTCACTAGCCATCTTTTTTCCATTTTTTCAAAAAATTAAAAGTCTTATGATACCACTCTATCCAATGAAGCGGGGGTAATCTCTTCGGTATCTGTATATGGTAAGTCATCAATATCAAATTCGTCTCTAGGGGTGGTAAGTTCTGCCAGAAAAAAGTTCATTTTTTCCATCATGAACGCCAAATATTTATAATCTAATTCCTCTATTTCCGTAATGGAAACGTCATAAAAATAACCAACCATAGACAGCATTAAACTAACATTATCTTTTGATTTTGATGTTTCAGTTTGCAGCTTTGTTATAAAATCACGATGAATTTCTTTAGCACGAATTGTTACCCCCGCATCAGTGATTATGTTATCATCTTCATCTGTCTCAACTATTAAGCCTTGCATAGGAAAAATTTTTGCAGCTATCATCAAATAAGACTTATCAGATATTTTAAGAATATCCTCAACACTTAGCTTTTTTCCGTTGATTAAAACATAATTTTCTATAGCCCATAAATCAGCATTTCTTTGATCTATTCCTGAACGTTTCAAATAATTAGTAAAGTCTTTCCCTAGTCTTGGAAGAATTTTTACGATTGCCATTTTGATTATCCTTTGTCTAGGTTCTAGACATATTTTTAACTGTTTTCTATCTAACTAATCAATATTGATAAAAGTATTGATTAACATTATAAATCTTTGTTATTATGTGAATATTTTAAAAAATTATTTCTAATATATATCCACTATGAGCTTAACTACAGAGCAACAAAGATTTATAAATAGGTATATTAACAGCAAAGGAAATTTTTATCAAACAATTGATAGCCTGGGGCTAGAACTCGCCCACGTTTTATCTTGGCAAGAAACAAATTTATATTTTTCCAAAGCTTATTCTGAGGCAAAACAACAAATTCTATGTTTTCTCAGAGAAGAAAATTATATTACTGCTGTTCGGGAATTAAACGAAGTTTTAAAAAATGGTGTGTCAGTTCATAGTGTAACCCAAAAACATAAATCATCTGAAAAAGACGGCGATAGTTTTGAGGTGACAAAAAGCACCAAAAATCTTGGTGTTCCGATGTCCGCAATATCTGAGGCTTTGAAAGAATCATCAATAGTCAAAGCCGTTAACACACTTGCAAATGAAGGTGTAATTCCTACCACGATTGCTAAGAGAATATTGCAAGCTGCTAGCAAAATTAGCGTTGATATAACTACAGCTTTTGATGTGGAAAAAGAAACAGAATATGTAGATGAATCTAAAGCGATCGCATTGATTAAAGCTGCCGTATTGGGTGAGGTTGATGTGTAATGTTGAAAGTTTTATCAAGCAACTGTAAAAATATTATTAACACTAAAAAAATTGACTCTGCGACAAAATTAATTGATAGAGAATATACTCATTTTGATGAGCCACTTTTCTGTGAGTATCAAAGATTGCTTGTTACGGATAATTCGCCAGTATCAATCTGGGAGAAAGGCAGGCAGATTGGATATAGCTACTCTACAGCGTTCAGAAGCGTCTACAAGGCATCTAAAAACTTGAGAGATACTGTTTATATGTCTTATAACCGTGAGTCAGCTAAGGACTTCATGAGGGAAGTACAAAGGTGGTGCAGAATTTTTAATCTCACCTTCTCTTTGTATGAGGACGAATGTATAAGTGACCAAAACTTAAATATTTTTGAATGCACTTTTTTAAACCTCAGAAAAATTATTGCCGTATCAGGAGACTGTACAAATCTGCGGGGAAAACCGGGTGCGGACATCATAATTGATGAAGCTTGCTATAATCCGTCAAAATTAGATGATATTATGGCAGCAAGTATGGCTACCTTGATCCACGGCGGAACCGTGAGAATAGGTAGTACTCACGCTGGAGTTGATAGTGAATTTAATGAAATGATATTGAAATGTAAAGCGGGGGGAATGCCTTACAAAGTAAATACGGTTTCTTTTAAATCTGCAATCAAGCAAGGTTTGTACAAACGTATATGTGCAAAGAACAAGAAAGAATGGGATAAAGATGGCGAATCGAAATGGATTGATGAAATCTACGCGATGTATGGGAATCGCGCAAGTGAAGAATTAGACGCTATACCTTCTGATTATTCAGTAGGTGGAAAAATATTTAATAATTATTCTTATATAGATTTATCGGAATACCCAGTCTGGGATATTATCAGGTTTAGATATCACGATTTAGCAGCAAGCGAGGACAAAG